CAATTGATGATCTGAAAAACAAAGTGACGCGCCTCAGGGATGAGCTTCAAGACGCCGAAACAAAATTGATTAATGCAGTCCGCGAAACCGCACCGTTTAAAGTCGGCGATGTATGGGTCGACAATCGTCCACAGACGGTGCCGGGTCTTGGGCAGCGGGGTGAGGAGTGACAGACCTTAGGCCGCAGGACCAGGAGCGCCTCGTCAGGAAGCTCGCCCGCAAGGCCGACCGCAGCACGACCCCCGTCAAGCTGCGGGACATGGGGTTCGTGGGCAACGTCGACGAGCTTCCCACCGACAAGATCATGGAAGCCCAGCCTATGCAGCGGCCCTGGCGCAGCCGCCGCTACGCCGCCTCCCCCACACCCCACCTGCCCAAATACCTCAACCGGGGCGACCCCATCCTCCTACCCCAAGGTAGCCCCGCCGAGCGTGTGCAAGAGGAGCGGCACAAGCTCCTGCGGGCCTTCCGTGCCCGCATCACCCCCCGCCCCGATGCCCATGTCCGCGACCCCGAGTTCGTCGCCGGCCTCCACCCCGACGACGCCTGCTGGGAGACGGGGGAGGCCGCCATCCACGTGATCGCCAGCCGCGACATCTGCCGGCTCAACAAGCACTTCGCCGGCCAGCACAGCCTCCTTGCCGGCAACCTCTACCTCGCAGACCCGGAGGTGAACACCGAGGTCTGGTACTGCGCCCGGCTCCATTTCCCGCGCAAGGGCAACCCCACCCTCGACCGCTGCTACCTGGGGCGCACGGTCCTCCCCCGCTCCAACCAGATAGTCGTCACCCAGCCCTACAAGACCGGGACCGCGCCCTTCATTGCCGCCCGCGACACCTTCGCCAGCGCAATGGCAAGCATCCTCTACCAGGAGGAGAAGGTGTGACGGACTACCCGGTCATCTGGCCCCTGCGGCACGGCGACACGATGGTCGTCATGGTCCTCCACGGCCCCCAGGACGATGCCGGCGAATGCGAGATCGCCGGTGCCTGCTACCACGCCCACTGGTGCGACCTACACATGCGCCTCGAACTGATCTTCTCTCCAGCCAACTTTAGCGAGGAGTCCCTCGATGCAGACTTCTAACAAACCCCTCACCGTGCCCGCCATGCTCCTCAACAAGACCAAGTGGACCGGCCCCGATACGGTCACGATACCCCGCCCACGAGGCCGCCCGACCACGCCGGTGCGGCGTGACTGGCGTGAGTTCCCCATCGCCTACGCGGACCACCTCCGCGAGACACAGCGCACGCTGCCCCTCCAGCTCGGCCCCATGTCGTGGAACGATGCCCGCTTCGCCCAACGCGAGCTGCGCTACTTCTTCCGCGCCCTCGCCGCCCGCCGCCACGACCCCGAAGCAAGCGTCCTATACTCGCTGTCCCAACGATTACGCATCAGTTGTCCACGCGTGGACGGCAACCCCACCCAGCACTGGGTGGTCCTCAAGCTCAACCCCCTCACCCCTTGAGCAGAGAGGTCCCAGATGAAGACCCTCGCCCGCATCACCGACCGGCTGCTTCACGCCCCCCGCCGTCAGGCTGACCTCGACATCCTGTGGCCGGCCCTCAAGAAACAGGCCCGCACCGTCGCCCAAGCCCGCGCCGCCTTTACCGCCCATGCCCTCCAAGACCCCGCGTGGCTCGCCCTCGGCAAGGCCGAACTCATGGTCCGCATGGAAGCCCTGTGTTGACTTATAAGTCACCAGCCGCAGCTAACGCCCCGCCACGCCTCCCACACTACCAGCCACGCGAGGAGGGCCAGACCCAGCATGACCAGCCAGTGCTGCCCGTGGGTCATGGGCCGCCCAGCGCGCGTGCGAGATGTTGTATGAGGTCGCTGTTCGCCTGGGTCCGCGCTGAGGTGTCGTCCACCCGGCTGTCCAGCGTGCCTAGCTGGCGTTCTATGCTGGCCAGCCTCTGCTCCACCATGTAGCCAATGGTGGAGAGCAGCACCCCGACGACCACAATGGCACCACGCCATATGTGCCTCCAGGCATCGTCGGGCATGCTGCCTCCTACCGCGTTCGCGTCACCTCTAGAAACCCTTGGAAGAACCGCATGAGGAACCGCATGTCCTTGTAATAGTAGCGGGTGCTCTCCACAGCGATCTGGGCACTCTCAAACAACTGTGGATCATACACTGTCCTCGTCTCTCCGACCTCCATCTTGCTGAAACCCCAGGGGCGTCTCCTCTTCTTCCCCTCCGTCATGCGACACGCTGAACCCGCAAGCCAGCCTCGCGTCGACCCAACGTGAACCGCTTGTTGCTCTTGCGGTGGAGGTTGGATGCTGCGTTGTACGCAGATTGGAAGCGCTTGGTGTCCTCCACATAAAGCGTCTCCCCCACCTCCATCTGCTCGAAGGGCCAGACCGGACGAGGACCTTTCCTCACCGGCAGTATGATCTCTACCGGCTCCATGCCGAGGGTGAAGCCGTATAGGGTGCGAGTGTCCATTCCGCTTGCTCCTTGAAGATCCTATTTACCCGCCCAGAGTTTCTACCGATCCGCATATTCGAGTATTTTGAGGGTCTAATTACTTTAAAGCTAAGCGTGTAGATAGGTGTTAAAGGTTCACTGTATGTGTATGTGAATTACTATATAATAACAATTCACATACACATACATTACTTCACAATCTTTCGAGCATGTCAAGCGCGCTATGCGCACCTAGCTTTAAAGTAATTAGACCCTCAAAATACCCGAATACGCGGAACCGTAGAAACTATGACGGGGGTTTGACAATCTTCAAACCCTCATTTAAAATCAGCACCCTCACTCAAAAGGACACCCCAAATGGCTAACAAGCGGCACTGGAGCGACTTCCCTATCTCCCTTATAGAGACAGTCCAGAAGTTCGAGGAGGCACCCAACGACCGACTAGCCCTCAACGGTCTATCCCGATCGGATGCCTATGGTATGAGGAACGAGTTCCACCGCTTCCGCCGCGCCGTGATCGACGCTGTCCACTACGGCCGCGAGAACGAGCAGGACCTCGCCCTCAACGAACTCTACAGCGCCCTCCGAGACATGAGCCTGTCTCTCCGTCCCCTTGGTACCTCTAACCTCTACCAGTTGGTGTATACCAAGCATGTGGCCTCCAGGTACCTGGACAAGTGGGAGGCCTTCGAGCCACTTGTTGACACGGAGGAGCAACAAGTTTGACTTGAAATTATCCAACATATTCACTACAATCTCGATGTTGGGTTTTCGCCTTTCTTCCATGTAGAGCGCGGCGATGACCTGGCTACCTGTGTAGACTTAGGGGGGCCGCCCTCGTGGCGGTCCCTCCCTTTTCCAACCAAGCAAGAGGAGCATCCCCTAGATGACCGACGCGCAAGTAGTAGACCTCCCGACCGCTCCGGCCCCCTCCGGTAAGCGCAAGATCGCCAATGCCACCATCAATGGCTCCCATGTCGAGATACAGTTCTCCGATCTCTACGGGAACGCCAAGCTCACCATCGACACCAGCAAGACCGGCGACAACACGCGCGCGCTCCTGGCCGCACAGGGGGCTGCCTCCGTCATCCAGACGGCCTACTCGGCAGCCGAGGACCCCGTGGCCGCCGCTACCTCCGCCATTGACCGGATGATGTCGGGTGACTGGCGGCCGGGTCCGCCGCGTGGAGAGCCTCCCATGGACCCGTTGGTCCAGGCCATCGCCGAGCACCTCGCCCACGAGACAAAGAAACCCTACTCCCCCGAGAAGGTGCTGGAGGAGTTCATCCCCGCCTATCAAGCCCGCCACCAGCTCACCAACATCTCCGTGGCCCGCCGCCGGCTGCGTGCGCACCCCGACATCGCCGCGCGCGTCGCCCACATCGAGGCCGCCCGTGCCAAGGCCGCCTCCGACCGGGTCAAGGGCACCACCGCCGAGAGCCTACTGTAGTTGACACCCTGCCGAGGGAGGGCCACATAACCGCGTAGCACGGCACCCACTCCCCCCTGTAAAACCCCCGGTGCCGCAGGCCCGCCATCACCCCCCGATGGCGGGCCTTTTCATACCTGGACCCCGTTTTAGAACGGTTCTAAGGGCCTCTAGCCACCCCGACTAGATGTTGATCCTGACTATGGGTCCGATCCATACATGGTAGGTGCGCGCCGACTTCCCAACCACCGTTCAATAGAAGGCCTTGCCCGTCTACCTGGTCGGCCGAGTCTCTCCAACATCTACCAACAACCTGTCGATGTTAACTAGCGTCGAACTAACTTCTTGATAACCCCAAACAAATCCCTTGACACCCGAAATCAAAGTTGTATGATCCGAGGTTCAAACACCGGCATAAGCCGGCGTCGGCTAACATCGCCGAGGCGCTCAACATGGATACCCTACCACACGCCCTACTGCGTGCCCAGCTCCTACACTCCGCAGCCCTCAGGCTTACAGCGGGAGACATACCCATGCCCAGTCACGAGGATCGCTCCTCTATGTTGCGCCTACGCGTGCTGGAAGGCGAGGACCTCACTGCCGAGGAGATGCTCTACGAGGTCAACAAGATCAGGGAGGGGAGACGCACAGCGGAGCCCCGGGCCAAGGCACCCGCCCGCGTGAAGAAGTCTGCCGCCCCTCCCGAGAACCTCACCGACCTCCTGGACCAATCGCTATGAGCCGGGTCATCGAGCATCCCTCCGGCCCCGTCGACCTCCTGCCCCCCTTCCCGGAGGTGTGGGACTCATCGATGCGGTCCGCCTGGGTGGCCTGTCCCCGGCAGTGGTACTACGGCTACCTCCTGGGTCTGCGCAAGTCGGCCTTCTCCATCCACCTGCACTTCGGCGGAGCCTTTGCTCACGGCCTGGAGGCCACCCGCAAAGCCTTCTACGTGGCGGGCATGGACGAGGTGAATGCCGTCAACCAGGGCTTCCATGCGGTCATCCGGTTCTGGGGGGACTTCGAGCTGACCGACGAGATCAGGCGCACGCGCGCCGGCATCAAAGACCTCAGCGCCTGTCTCGACGCCCTCCTCTCCTACTTCGAAACCTACCCCCTGTCGGATGACCAAGTGGTCCCGCTCGTCATCAACGGCGAGGCCATCATCGAGAAGAGCTTCGCCCTCCCCATCCCCGGCACTACCCATCCCACCACCGGCCAGCCCATCGTCTACGCGGGCCGCTGCGACATGGTGGCCCAACATAGGGGCGGGTCCTCTCTCTTCATCGTGGACGAGAAGACGGCCTCCCAGCTGGGTAGCTCTTGGTTAGCTAACTGGCCCCTGCGTGGGCAGCTCTCCGGCTACGTGTGGGGGATGCGCTCCTACGGCATAGAACCCGACGGCTGCGTCATAAGGGGTGTGGGCATCCTCAAGCAAGACATCACCCACATGCAGTCCATCCTGACCCGTCCGCCGTGGCAGATCGACCAGTGGCTCGAACAGCTACGCCGCGATGTGACCCGTGCCGGCGACATGTGGACGATGGCCGCCGGCCTCAACAACCCGCACATCGCCTTCGACCAGGCCTTCGACAGCGCCTGTTCCTCCTACGGCGGCTGCGGCTACCTCGACCTGTGCAACTCCCCCTCACCCATCCCCTGGTACGAGAACTTCGAGATACGCCACTGGGACCCCCTCCAGCGGGAGGGCGACATACCCTAGCGGGTAGCGAAGCGGCCTCAAGTAGCAAGCGCAGCGAGCCACAAAAGGACACACAGGATGAGCAATCGTACTAACGCACTCGTCATGGGACCCGTCCAAACGGGTAAGACCTGGAGCACCCGCACCCTCCTGCCCGAGTACCCCGACATCAAGGGCAAGGTCCAGCGCGGCGCAGGCAAGATCGTCTGCACCGTCAGCCTGGAGCCGGGCTGGGAGGACACCAACGGCGACCTCACCTGCGACATGGGGATGCACCTCGTCTACATCCCGCCGCTCGATATCGAGTGGGCCGACCTGGAGGGCATCACCAAGCTAGTAAATGCCGCCACCGATGTGACCAAGGTCAACGATCCCAACCGGCGCTACTACACCCAGCTCCTGGACACATACTCTGCTCTCAAGGAGTTCACCTGCCAGCGCTGCGGCCAAGAGTTCGGCAACTGCGCCAAGCTGGATGCGCATCATGCGGTGGTGATGGACGGCCTGACAGGCCTCTCCCGCAACTGTATGACGGCGACCGTGGGCCTCAAGCCCGCCAAGACCTGGCCCGAGTTCGATGCCGCCGGCCAGCAGGTCGAGAACCTCCTGCGCAAGTGCGCCTCCATCGACGCGACCTTCATCCTTATTGCCCACGTTGACCGGGAACCGGACAAGGAGACACAGAAGACCAAGCTCACCATGCACACCATCGGCAACAAGTTGGCCCCGCGCCTGACCAAGGACATCTTCAGCGAGATCATCCTCGCCCGCCGCGACGACCGAGGCAACTTCTGGTGGTCGACCTCCGAACCGGACATGGACCTCAAGGCCCGGAAGCTACCTTTCGGGGACCGCATCACCCCCGACTTCCGCCAAATCCTGGCGGACTAAATCCCACTAAATCCCACGAATGCCCGGCCGGCAGGGCTACTACCAACGCCGGCAGAAAGGACCACTGATGGCACAGGACGACACCTTCGACACCAGCGCACTCATCGAAACCGAGAACACCGGCGACCTCAACCGTTACATGGAGCCGGTGCCCGAAGGCGAGATGATGGCGCGGGTCAACGCCGACAGCGTCAAGGTCGAGCGCTTCACCTCCAAAGCGGGGAACCTCGTCACTCTCTGCCGCATGGTCTTCACCGTCGAGGACGAGGACGTGAAGGCGGCGATGCAGATGGACAAGCCGACCATCAACGCATCGATCTTCCTCGACATGGAGAACGGGCGGCTCCAGACCAAGGACGACAACCCCAATGCCAACGTCGCCTTGGGCAAGCTCAAGTACGCGCTGCGTATTCCGGAGGGCAAGCCCTGGTCGCTGCGCCAGTTCGAGGGCCTCTCCTGCTTTATCAAGGTCGCCCACGATCCCAACCCCGAGGACATCGAGCATCCCTACTCGCGTGTCACCGGCTTCTACCGCGACCGCAAGGAGGCCGGGGCTGCGCCGGCCACCGCTCGCTCCGCTCGCGGTCGCTGACCTAACCCTAGCTAACCCCTACGCCCTGGCTCCAGTAGTCGGGGCGTAGGTCGCGCTGCACAAAACCAGCAGCAATCGCAGTATCCCTCGCTTCGCTCGGATACGGGTAGCGAAGCGGCCTCAAGTAGCAAGCGCAAGCACCGCCAAAGGTGCTGCATACACAGGAGACTACCCGATGCTTGAGAAGCTTACCCCTGGTCGCCACGCCCCCCGCTGTCTTCTCGCAGCCCAGCCCCGCCGGCTCAAGCGGCCACTCGGCTGGCGCTCCCCTATCGAGGAGGAGTGGCCGCTCGAAGTCGCCCAACCCTTGCCCTGGTCATGTGTACCGGAGGACCCGCCAGAGGTCCCGGTTGGTAAAAACTCACCCATTCCTTGAGGAGAACGCCGTGCCCCAAATAATAGCTTTCATCGGTCCCCGTGGCTGCGGCAAGTCCACCGCCGCCATGATCCTCACCCACCAGTGCGGCTTCCTCCCCCTGCCCTTCGCGGCCCCGGTCAAGGAGATGGTTGCCGCCCTCCTGCACTATCAGGGTGTGCCCCCCTACAGCATCCAGGCCATGCTCCTCGGCAGCCGCAAGGACGCCCCTTCAGTCTACCTCGCCGGCCAATCGCCGCGCCACGTCATGCAGACCCTCGGCACCGAGTGGCGTGACCTGATCGACCGCACCCTCTGGTCCGGTATCTGGCAGTCCCGCCTCAAGCTTCTCGGCTCCCGCAATGTCGTCGTCGACGACATGCGCTTCCACCATGAAGCAGCTGTCGTCAGAGCCGCAGGCGGCAAGATATTCACCATCAGCCGGCCCGGCCACCACACCTGTGACAAGCACATCTCTGAACAAGAGTGGAAGGAGATCGAACCCGATGGCGTCCTGGTCAACGACGAGGGCCAGCAGGACGCGATGTTCGACCAACTCAGCGCCCTCGGCATCGTCCCCCTCAACACCATCCCGCACGACGTTCCCCTCCCCCTCGACATCCCCATGGGAAAGCGCCACTAGCATGCGCCTGATCCAAGAAGGACCCCGCACTCCAGGGGGAATACTTCTATGCGGCGAAGCGCCTGGTGCTGAGGAGGATCGCTCCGGGCGGCCCTTCTCCGGCACCAGCGGGTGGGAGCTGGACAAAGAACTGGCTGCCTCTGGCTTGCTCCGCTCTCAACTCTTCATCACCAACGTCTGTCACGAGCGGCCGCCAGGCAACGAGATCGAGAAGTTCTTCGCCACCAAGACCGAGGCCAAGAATGCCCCCAAGCTCGACACCCTAAGCCTTGCCAATGCAGCCTCTCGCCTAGCTGCTGACATCACCGTGATCGCGGGCCGGTGTGCCCGCCGCCCGGTGATCGAAGGCCTCGTCCAGCTGCAAAAGGACATCGACGCCCTCCGGCCCCGCCTGATCATCGCCATGGGCAACACCGCCCTCTGGGCTTTGACCGGCCACACCGGCATCCGTTCTTGGCGTGGTAGCATCCTGGAAGCGTCCGGCGGCCCAGTGGACGGAAAGGGGATCAAACTTATCCCCACTGTTCACACCGCCTCGGTCCTCCGTGAATACCAGTGGAAGGGGATCGTCATCCATGACCTCAAGCGCGCCCTCCGCGAGTCCCGCTACCCCGAAGTGCGACGGCCCACCTGGAGCTTCACGGTTCCGGGTTCACTCCGCGAGCTACGGGACTGGCTGGGAGACAACTTCGCTACGCTCCCCGAAGACGCCTACGTCACCGCCGACGTGGAGAACGACTACTCCACCGACCGCGTCCATGACGCTCGCATTTATTGCCTTGGCCTTGCTGTTGATCCTCACACTGCTTGCTGTGTGCCTTTTGCTCATCGCGCCGGCGACAACCCCCATTGGTGGGCCTCTCCAGAGGAGGAGCGGGACGCCGTGCTCCTCCTCCGCGATTACTTGCGACGCCGGCCCGTCCTCTTCCACAACGGCCTCCACGACTGTCAGGTCATAGCCCACAACTGGGGTTGGATGCCCCGCTTCACCCACGACAGCATGGTCGCCCAGCACACCCTTTTCCCGGCCCAGCTCGGCGGCAAGATCGACCCCATCACCGGCCGCACCAGCAAGAGCGGCAGCAGCTACAGTCTTCTGTTTTGCTCCTCGATCTACTGTGACTACCACCGTTACTGGAAGGACGACGGCAAAGGCTGGGACCCGGGCATTCACGACGAACTCCAATACTGGCACTACAACTGCGAGGACCTGGTGCGAACACACGAGGTGTTTGCCGCGCAGCGGCAAATGCTTCACAGCAACAAGCTGTGGGAGCAGTACGAGTTCCTGATGAGCCTCTTCCCCGCTGTCTTCGAGATGATGTTCTCCGGCCTCGCCTTCGACGACACCGCTCGCCGCACCTACCGGGCCGACGTTGAGCGGCAGATCAAGGAGGCCCAGGCTTGGATCAACGAGGCCGTCGGCCACCCGCTCAACGTCGAGTCCTCCCCCCAAATGCAGCGCCTCTTCTACGAGGACCTCCGGCTCAAGCCCATTCTCCACCGCAAGACCCGCCAGCCGACCGTCAACGACCACGCCCTGGAACGCTTCAAGATCGTCCGCCCCATCCTGCGGCCCCTGGTCGAGCGCATCCAGGCGGTGCGCTCCCTCGCCGTCTACAAGGAGAACTTCCTCGACATGCGCCTTTCCCGCGATGGCCGGCTACGCCCTGCGATCAACGTCGCCGGCCCCGAAACCTACCGCTTCTCGATGAACCACACCGCCCTCGGGGAGGCCGGCAATCTCCAGAACCTGCCACGAATGGAGGACTGACATGCCTGACCCATCCCCCCGAAACGTGACCCTGAGGGCTGCACCGCCACTTTGCACCGACTGCCGCTGGTGCCTCATCGAAGAGGCCAGCTACGAGGAGCCGCAATGCACCTCGCCCAAGCAGCCGATGTCCGTGGTCGACGGCAAGCCCCGCTGGCCCGAGTGCTACCTCCAGCGCGGCGAGGACGACGAGCGTGCCACCTACCACCACGACCTCTGCCGCACCGACGGCCGCTACTTTGAGCCGCGCGAAGGCGAACCCGCAAAGACCCACGACGAGCAGATACGGGACGCCACCATCGAAGAGTGCCAGGCAACGATCCTTGGGGGCAGCTTCTTGCACGACGCTGCACCGGCCAAGCAGTTCGCCAAGGAAGTCGTGGAGGCTCTCGACAGGATCAAGTCCGATGCCCTTCGAACCTGACCTCCCCCCGATCCGCTCGCTCATCAAACCGGACCCCGGATGGGTATTAGTAGACGCAGATTTTGATCGCGCGGACGCCCAGATCGTCGCGTGGAGCGCCAACGAGCCGGCCCTCAAGGTCATCTTCCAGGAGGGCCACGATGTTCACACCGAGAACGCCGCCCTCGTCTCCGGCTGGGCCAAGAAGCCTGTCTCCCGCCAAGCCCTCAAAGCTGGCCTCCACCTCACCAACTACGGCGGCAAGGCCCGCACCCTCGCCTCTACCCTGGGCACCACCATCGCCATCGCCGAAGCCTTCCAGCACTACTGGTTTGGCAAGTATCCCGGCATCCGGCGGTGGCACGAGAGCACCCTCACCGTCCTCCGGCTCCAGCACTACATCCGCAATGTCTGGGGCTTCCGCCGCTTCTACTTCGAGCGGCTCGACGGCCACAACGCCGACCTCCTCCTCCCCCAGGCCCTCGCTTGGCTCGGCCAATCAGGCGTCGCCATCGCCATCAACCACGCCATGCTCCAGGTCAGGGCCAAGTTCCCCCGCACTGACGTGCGGCTCAAGCTTCAAGTGCACGACAGCCTCCTCCTAGAGGTCCGCGCCGACCTCTGCCCCGGCATCTTCCCCGAGATCATCCAGGCGATGCAGGTCCGCATCCCCTTTGCCGACCCGCTCTACATCCCTGTCAGCCTCAAGTTCAGCAAGAGCAGCTGGGGCGAGGTCCACAAATGGAGCCAAGCAGCATGATCGAACTCTCCGACCAGCAACACGCCGCCCTCGATACCATCAAGGCATGGTGGACAAGTTTGCGGCCGGCTCCGCCGGCCATCGAGCAGCGCCCAAATCCTATAGACGACTGGCATCTTCCCCAAACCGAGGTCACCATAGGTGGCCGAGGCCGGTTCTTCCTGCTCGACGGCGGAGCGGGGACCGGCAAGACCACCCTGGCCTATCATGCTGTCCAGGCCCTGGCCCCCAAGCCCATCGAAGTCTGTTACGCCGCCTACACCGCCAAGGCTGCCCGCGTCATGCAGGAGAAGGGGATGGAAGGTGCACGCACCCTCTTCTCCGCGATGTACTACCCACGACACGATGAGAAGGGCAAGCTCACCGGCATCTTCGAGCCGGCCTTCCTCGAAAACCTCGACCTCCTCGTCATCGACGAGTCCAGTATGGTACCCGACCGCATGGTGCAGGACATCACCTCTACAGGGGTCCCCACCATCGTCCTCGGCGATCTCGACGGCCAACTGCCGCCGGTCAAGGGCGACCCCGGCTTCTTCAACTGGAAGCCCGACTTCCGCCTGACCGAACCCCACCGCTCCGTCCTCAACTCGCCCGTGGACCGCCTCGCTTGGCTGGTCCGCCAGGGCTCACCCATCAAGCCGCACATGGGCGACGGCGACACGGTCCACGTCATGCCCCTCATGGGCGAGGCCGTCTGGGACATCATCACCGACCCCAACAACATGGTCATATGCGGCCGGCACAAGAGCCGCTTCGCCGTGACCCGCCGCTGCCGCGCCAAGGATGGCTTCATCGGGCACACACCCTGCCCCGGCGAACCCCTCATTTGCTGCCGCAACAACTACGGCGAAGGCTTTATCAACGGCCAGATGGTCAACGTCTGGCGCATCCACCAAGACCGCGCCGGCCTCCCCTACTTCACCGCCGACCTGCTCGTGGACGGCGAGGTCCACCCCAACGTCAAGATCGCCCGCTACCATTTCGAGTGCCACTTCAACCCCGATCTCCTCAAGGAAGAGAACTCGGCTTGGCGGCACAAGGACCAAGTCGAGTTCGACTGGGCCTACGCCATCACCGCCCACAAGGCCCAGGGATCGGAGTGGCCCCGTGTCGTGGTCATCGACGACCGGCTCATGGCTCACGACCGGGACTTCCGCCGACGCTGGCTCTACACCGCCGTCACCCGCTCCTCCGAAAGGCTGACTATCTTGCAGACCGGCTCATGACCAAACGCCACTTCGGGGACTGGATCAAGGCCTTCGTCAACACCTTTGACGCGAAGACCGAAGCACCGGCCCGGCTCCTGTTCTGGACCGCTGTCGCCACCATTGGAGGGGCAGTGACCCGGCGCGCCTACATCGACGAGGTGATCTTCAAGCTCTACCCCAACTTCTACATCGTCTTTGTGGCTCCCCCCGGCGCGCTTACCAAGTCCACCACCATCAGCTTCGGCATCAACATCCTGCGCGAACTCGATCACGTCTTCTTGGCCGCCGACAACACCACCTACCCGGCTTTTATCAAGGACCTCTCTCAGCGCTATGTCGAGCTGCGCACCACCCTGGGTGACGACATAGAAGACGATCAGTGGATCAAGCAATGCGCCGTCACCGCCGGCATCTCCGAACTCGGCACCTTCTTCAAGCCCGAGGACGAGGAGATGGTCAACGGCCTAACCGACCTCTGGGACTGCCGGCCTCTCATCATCAAGGATACCAAGTATGGTGGCACCGATGTCCTCGAACACCCCTTCTTCAACCTTATAGCCGGGACCACCACCAAGTGGATCAAGGACAAGATCAAGTCTCAGCTTGGCGGCTGGGGCCTCTCGTCCCGCATCATCTTTGTCTACGAGAGCAAGAAGACCAAGTTCGTCGCGCGGCCCTCTAGGTTATGGTCCGCCGGCGAGTTCGAGCGTCTGAGCCACAGGTTGGTGGAAGACCTCAAGTGGATCTCCGACCTAGAGGGTCCTATCACCTTCTCTCCGGCCGCCGACGCCCTGGTGACCTCGTGGTATGAGGCGCACTCCAGGAAGATGGCCGCGCATGCCGACCTGCCCGACGCCGATCCTTGGCTGGGCTACTTCTTCGCTCGCAAGCAGGCCCACATCCACAAGCTGGCGATGGTCCTCAGTCTCTCCAGGCGCGACACCCTCGTCATCGAGAAGGTCGACTACGTCGATGCGATGACCGCAGTAGACGCTGTTGAGGTGGAGGTCCCCTACATCTTCAAGCATGCGCCGGAGCCGACGGCCCTGGCCCTGCTAGAACATGATGCCCTAGAGAAGATCGGCAAGCTGCTAGCGGCGTCGCCAGCTGGCATGATCCCGCGCATGAGCGCGTTTGCTGCGGTGGCGCGCACGGTGGACAGCGCCACCGCGAACCGCATCCTCGACGCCGCTATCGGGCGCGGCGACCTCCGCCAGCGGGTGGACAAGGGGAAGACTTACCTTCTGCCCTGACATAATGGACTTTACGTCCTCGCGCACCTGCTCTCGTATCTCCTCGGTGACCTGGAACATCAGCGTGGCAACGGGCTGTTGGGTGGCGAAGAAGCCGGCACGGACCCAGCCGGCTCCCCGGAGTGGTGCCGTGTCACATGCCGTCGGAGGCCGACCGGCCGCACATGGCGGCGGTGTCGCCAATGGTGCCTGACCGGCCCTACATACTCAGGCGGCGCTGGAGGCGCATAGGCTCCCACCGGAGCTACTACTGGCGGCGGCGCGATGGGGACAGGGGCAGGCGGAGGCAGTGGGGCGCAAGCCGCCAGAGCGAGCACCGCAGGCGTGAGCTTAGGCAGCGCGAGGCTTCTTAACACCTTCGACCAGCGCATCTCCCCGGCTCCTTATGTTGGACATCAAGGCGTCTCGCTCTTCTCTCAGGCTCTCGCCCACAATGTTGGCCCCATAACCAAGGGCCGCCGCGTTTTGCCGCATATGTATCATCGCCATCTCAATCTGCCAGAGGCGGATCGCGGCGTCGTTCAGGTTGTCGTCTGTCGGCATCAGGCTCCTCCTGAGTGGTCAGCAGCTTGGCACGCTCCGGCAACAGCCGGGCAAGGTCACTGCGGCGCACAATGTGGTCGACAGAGTCCTTCTTCGTCACGGCTGCTTTTCCGACTGGTTTACCCATGCTGCACAGGCCGGCGTCTTGATGCAAGAACTCCACCACGCCAACTGTTCCTGCTGGGTTAGAACCTGCCTCTCGCGCATGTCGAGCAAGCGGGACAGGTCCTCGATACGAAGCTGGGAGAAATCCAGCTCCCCACCAACACACGGCACAGTCATCAAGAGCAGGGCCAACAACAGCCACCTCAGCATATGTGAACTGCCCCCGACGAGTTCCATAGTGTGCCTGGAGCCGCCCCAGTACAGCTTGTCACCATACCAGGCACAACAAGCCCGCCGTTGCCACCGATCACGATAACGCCGGTTCCCTTGGGGATAAGCTCCAGGCTCAGATTGGCATCCGCGCCGTTAAGCGAGATCGCGGAGTTCACCCCGGTCTGACCTGCCGCTAAGTTGAAGCTGGCGTAATTGCCACTCCCCGACGGCGCCAGAGTAACCTCCATCGCCTGAATGCCCGAAAGCAAAGTCTGCAACACACCGGCGTTTGTGCCCTGGATAAAAAGCAGGGAGGATGTTCCATACACCGTCGAGTCCAAGATGTCCGACCTGATAATCGCACCCGGCCCGTTTGGTGTCTCCCAGACGATCTGATGCCGACGCGCCAGATCGATCGCCGTCGCCGTCGCGCCATCAGCCCCTAGGGCCGTATTATGGAATACGATCCCCTTGTTAAAGGGTGCCCCATTATCAGTGATCCCGATCGCCGCGCTAGCTGCATTGGCAGCAACATTCGTGGTGCCATTAAAGCATCTGAAGGTGCCCACGCCGCAGCCACCACCCGAGGCCAGCCATGCCGAAATCGCCTGTCCCCCAGGGTTCATGTTGTAGGGGGTGATAGAGACTACGGCTCCCAGCTGCGTCGCATCCAGTTCCATGGCCTGGGCCGTGCCAGCCCCATCGATGCGGCGGCTCTCCGAATATATCCCCCAACCTGCCGCCGGCGTTGCCGTGTTGAAGTTGAAGTTCCACCCCAGCAGACCGATTGACGCGTTGACCCCCCCGTTGTTGTCGGTGTTTCGCGACCCGCCGACGACAGCCACCTGACCTGTCGAACTCAGCGACGCCACAGGCGTGTTCACATAGCCATACGCATAGGTCGAGAGCCAGTCTGCGGCACCCGCATTAAGGATGCCAACGGCGCCGATCGTCCCCGGCAGCTTCCCATCCTTCAAAGTGAGGCCGCCGTTCCACACAGCTATACTCCCCGCTGGTGCCGACGGGCTGGTTGGACCTACGACATTGCCGCCACCCGGGCCAGGGAAAGGATAGACCGTACCGTTGAGGGATATTTGCAGACCACTTGAGGCTGCCCCTCCTATCGCCCCTACGGCGATGGAAGCGGTATTGGCGCCGGCGTTGGCCGAGACGCACAGATAGTGTCCCGGCGTCCCCAACGGGCTATCATAAAGACACAGGTTCTCGCCGTTGGGTCCGCTTCCACTAGCAGCAGCGGGGAACGGGTTACCACTCTTGTTGGCCGGCGCAGTCAAACCCAGCTCATGCGGCAACAGGCCTTGTGGCCTGTCGGCTGCACCGCCGGCATCCATCACCGTGTTGTTGGTCGACCACATGGTGAGATGCTGCGGCACCACGCCGCCTTGCTGAAACACTTGAGCGTTGGCACTCATGGCAATTGCCAGGCACGAGAGCTGGGCGAACACCAACCAGCCAACAGTAGCGCGGAGCTTCATCCTCGCACCCTGTATTCCAACAAGATCATGGGCAGGACCACGCCCACCGAGAACACCCCGAAGACACCGGCGCTCCACACATCGGTAACCTTCCAGCCCAGCGCGAAGGCCCCGACGACGGCCACCATCATAAAGAACCGGACAGCCAGGATGCGGCTGATCACCTCGAAGACCGCCGCCACCCTGACATCTCTAGGCGTGGCCCGGACGGGTGCTGGTGGAGGAGACGCCGGGTCTATCGTGGGGGGCGGCCCCAATTGGCCGTCTTCGCTGGGGTCTCTTGATGAGCGAGGCCTCCGGCGGTCCGGCGCTATCCTCTCGCTCACCACTTCCAGCCGGCGCGGCTCCCCCGGAAAGCTGTTCTCGGAACTCATCGAAGCCGTTCCTCTCGTCGGGCATGTTGAGCCGGTTCTTGACCGCAACCCACCGCGTGGCAGCCTGCATGACCGCCAGCCGCTTGTCGAGCGGCAGGCCTGCGGCCTCCTCGATAATTTCCCGCATCATCGCGTCGGCCCCGTCGACCACATCGCTCCGCTGCCCCAGGCTGTTCGCCATCACTTCTCCTTCAGCCTACGCCGGTAATCTTTCAGTTCTTGCATCTGTTCAAAGCGCTCGATCTTCTTCGGGTTGGTGATGACCACGGGGGCCGGTACGAACCCGAAGAAGCTCATCAAGTAGGGGAACCAGTCAGCATGCTCCTTCGCCTGCCGCTGCGCCCCCCGAAAGCTGAAAGGCGTGGCCGAATACGCCAGATACTTGCCGAACTGAAGACCACCGTAAGTCTTGTCCAAGTCCGAGACGATGGCCCCACCATAATAATCCTTGTTATTGTACAACTCCAGCATCGTCGACCACAGCGGGTGCAGCTTGTTCATCAAGGTGCCGCCGGGACTGTTGTTATAGCCCACCACATCCTTCACATAGGTCGGCATCGCCAGTCTCTCTTTGGTTCCCTCCGGCGTGCTCCTTCCCGTCGGCGGATAGAAGTAGTCGACCATGCCCTGCGGGCCTTTGCCCGTGAACAAATAGGTCAGGATGGCTCCCTGCCACGCAACAACAATGGGCAGCGCTATCGAATAGCGGGCGCGGTCTGTCATCTCGGCGATGTTGCCTCCCGTCGACAGGTGGTAGCCAAACTGCGTCAGGTCGGCCAGACCTCCGCCCAACTCCCGTATCGTGCCCAGGTTCCAACCCACCGCACGCACCGCCAAGAAGGACGTATCCTTCAACATGCGGTCCCAGAACAGATTGTCGTAGACCATCTCGCCCATCCGATTATCCACGCTCTCCCAGGCCCGCTGCGCAAAGGTATCAAACTCGGCATTCGTCGGCCCCGGATGGCTCTGCATAAAGGTCGCCCTATCAACACCGGGGTTCTTCCGCGAGAACTCCTGCCAGGCCGCCTCTGCATGGCCCTGGACAAACTCCCGTGCCATATCCCGCATGACCCCCAGCTTTGCCAGCGGGACAAACTGGGTCATGATCGGCTCGGCCACAGTCTCTATCGTCCGCGACGCCAGCTTCAACCCGGTCAGGACTGCCCGCGTCGGCATCGAATACTTCTCGGTAGACCCGAATGTCTCCTTGATGCTCTCCCAGATGTAGCCTTCATAGGGTCCCTTGCCGGCCAGGTTCTTCCCCAGCTGCGCCGGCTTCCACGCTCTTAGAAAGCCACCCATGCCGTTGGATCGGTGGATCATGTCCATGTTCACCCGGCCACCGCTGTGCAGAAAGAACTTGACCGCTGCTGCGCGGTCAGCCGTCAAACTCATAGGATCATCGACATACTTCATGATGTCGCGGCGGAACTCCCTGCCCCGCGCAACATTCCTCACGCCGGCATAGATACCCAGGGGTGTGGCCGCCGCCAGCCCCAGGTCGGCGGCATGCTGCAAGTCCCCCCGGTAAAGCGCCCGAGGGATCATCGTCAGCGCCGACACCGCGTTCTCGATGCTCACCATCCCCAGATGGAAGAAGCTGAGGCCCAGCTGCAACTGATTAAAGCTGTTGGCAAAGCCTCTCATCGAGTCCACCAAGTCCCGGTTCTTAAAGCCCTCCGACACAAAGTTGTTAAAGACCGTCGCCACCTGCTCCGGCGCAAACCACCCCCCCAGATACCTCAGCCCTGGAAAGACCTTGTGGAAGTGCTCCTCAAAGCTCTGGACCCGGTCAGCCCCCGCTGTCACCAGACTGGGCTTCACATTGTCGACCACCCCCCGCAACGCCCTGTTCGCCGGCTGCGCCAACCAGTCCTTCAGCGCCTTGTCGGCATCGGGCGCGATCTGCTTCAACAAGTCGGGAGCGTGCCAGTAGGCATGAAAGAGATTGGCGATCCGCTCATCTTGGTTGATCAGGTAGTCGTAGTATTCCTGCACCTTGGGGTTCTGCCGGGCCGCCGCCAGGAGCGAGGCCTCATCCATCCCGCTGCGGGCTATCCCTAGCTTCCGCAGCCCCTCCCAGGCGGCCGGGAAGTTGTTCCTGAAGTAGTCGGCAAGGTGATGCTGGAACTCGATGTGATGCCCGATCTCGTGCATCATGATGCCTTCGTAGGTGCCGAACTGCGCCACTAGTTCCGGCAACCTCGACGCATAGCCTTGTGTCATCGGGTGCGCCTGCAAGTAGGGGTCCTCGCTTCGCAGCGGCCTCTTGGGATCGATACCTAGGAACCTGGCAACGTCCTCCACCCCTTTCCGCAACTTCTTGTCAAAGCCCTCCTGGTGAATGGCCTCGGCCCTGAAAGTCTTATCCACCTCCGCCGGCATCAAGTGGGCCTCGAAGAACTTGTCGTTGAGCTTGACCATGCCGAGGTCGGCGGCCTCTCTCTCCTTATTCCAGGGGAAGAACTTGGCGATGCCCGTCCCCTTCATCTCCTGGCCCTGCAACTTGCCATAGACATGGTGCATGATGCCGTCGTGCCGGACGAGGAACGCGTCGATGGGGTTGGTGAACTTCAGCTCAAGACCTTTGTCCAAACTAGCCTGCAACGTCGGCACAGTCCTCGGCAGGAGGCCAGCGGCTCCCTTGGACCCCTGCATCGGCCGCCGGCTGCGCGATGCCGCTACCGCCCGCTCATGCTCCTCCCACAACCCAATCGCCTTCTCCGGGTCCTTGAACTGCCGCGACCAATACTCGCCGGTCGCCCGTGACAGGGACCCCACGGCGACCAGCATCTCCTCGTCCCGGTCGACCCACCGTCTCAAGACATCCGCCATCGGCTGAAGGCCGGTCAGCACCTTCGGGTCCGTCGGCGACAACGCATGAGGTTCGCCAGACATCAGCAGCTGGAAGTTGATCCCCTCCTCCGGGGTCATCCGCTTGGCCACATGCTGGAAAGGCTCCAGCTCGTCCCGCACCTTCTGCTCCATCAGCGCCCGCATGGTTTGATGGCGTCTTATAACCTCGGCGAACTTGGCCGGCGTCTTGAGCCACTTGTTTAGCGGAACGCCTAAGCCAGCGTCGGGACCCTCCTTGATAAACTTCTCCGTGCTGCGCAGCGGCATCATCCCGCCCGCCGGGTCCGGCACCAGGCTCGGCACCTTCTGCCGCCTTGTAGAAGCCGACACCAACGACTCGACACCCTGACCGAACCTGCTCTCCCTCACCTGTTCAAGGCCCTTGCCCACCAGCGACGCCGGCTGGCCCAGCTTGCTCACGCCCAACGTGCTCTGGACAGCGGGCATCTTCCCCACCAACCCCAGCAGCGGGTCGGCAAAGACTTGCGCCGCCATCGTCCCCACCTCACCTACCCGGTGCGCCAGGCCCGGCACCTTGGTCACTCGCTCCAGCGGCTCCCCCACCACTTCTTCCGCAGCGGCCTGAAGCGGCGAGGTCACCATGCCGACGCCGCCGCCCAGCGTCCTCAGCACCTGCCACGCTCTTCCTTGAAGGGAGTGCCTCTTCCACTGCTCCTTGAGCGAGTCCTTCAACTCGTTGAAGTTCTCGTAGAGGTCCTGCCGCACCAGCCCGAAGTATTCGGGCACCAGGTCGCTCAAACCCATGCCGTGTGGATAGCGGTGAGCCAGGACCGGATCAAAGCCCTGCGGCCCATACGGCGTCTTCCAGCCTGTTGCTGCACTCGGGGCAGGTGTCACCTCGGGAGTAGCACTGCCCCTCCCAGCTCGTTGGCGAAAAAGCTCCGAGGCCGACGGTGGCTCGGAAGGTGTCGCAGGAGCAGCCGGACCAGGTGCGACGCTAGATCTTCGTTGCGCACGCTCGCGGAAAAGCTGCGAGTTATCCGAGACAACAACATCATCCTCGGCCACAATTCTACCTGCCAACCTGTGGGGCTAGGCCGAGAGGCATCCCACCATAGTCTCCGCCGGCCGGAGCATCACCCGGCAGATAAGACGAGGCCGGAGCCGCCACCGGACCCGATGTCGTCCCTGTCTCCTCCGGCCACACCGCATCGAAGTCGTCTTCACTCAGACCAAAGCGGGCAGCGTACTTGGCGAAGTAAGCCTTGGCCGTCTCCCTGCTTACTCCCCCGTCCCTACCCTCGACGATCTTGTCGGCCAGCTCTTGGGCATCGCGGGGTTCCGCTTGCTGTCCCGCCGCCGGCCCCGTCGGCGTCTGCTCACCGACAACATACTGCCGGCCCCGGTTCTTTGGCTTGGTCGCCGTCTCGTATTGCTTGATGAGCTGCGCATTGCGGGCGACATCACTCCCCGGCTTGACCAGCGCGTTGTAGAGCTTGATCTGGTCGTCGGTGTAGCCCTTGGCCTTTAGCGCCGCCTCGTCCAGTGCGCCATCCGGCGCAGCCCGTCCCAGCGCAACATCCCTTCTAAAGCTCTTTGGCCAGTGGTCGGCGTCGAGGTCCTCACGGGCGGCATCAATTTGGTCGTTCATCTCCTGCTGCGGCGTCGTCAACCCCCCCTGGACCGTGCGACTAAAGGTCGCCGCCTGCCGCTGCAACTCCAGCTTCTCGGCATCATTCAAATCACGGCCGCCCACCTCCGCCTGCTTATTCCGGTACAGGTTCTTGTAGTAAACCTTGGCGTTGCCGGTCATCCCATACGAACCGTCCTTCTTGTCCTGGGCATCCTCGACAAAGCCATCCATGTCCCGCTGGTACTTCAGTCGCAACTCCTCCCTTCTCAACTGGGTCAGGTCGTTCTTCTCGATCCGCTCATACACTTCCTTCCACTGGTTGGACTGGGCCAGCCGGAGGTCCTGGTCCATTTGCCACAGCCTGAAGTAATCGGTCAATTTGTGCTGCTTCTCAGCATCCGTCAGCGTCATGTCCTGCACGATGTTCTGGATGCCCTGGTTCTGCATCTCGAACGCCGTGTGGGCCATGTTGGTCTGGGTCTTCCACAGGTCGACATTGTTGGCGAACTGGGCATCATTGCCCTCCTTCAACCCCTGGAGGGCACCCGACATCGCGTTGATCGCCCCCAGCCCCGGTCTTCGTGTGGCGAAGCCGCCCATCGCCACCAGGAACGTGAGAAGAGGCGTGATCCCACTGGCAGCTTCCATCGGTGTCCGCGACGTAGGCATCTTGGTAGACAGCTGCTGATACTGCTTGGCCAATCTATCGGACTCGTCCATCGCCTCATGCAGGCGCTTGTGCATCTCCTCCGACGCCGGGTCGCTGGCCCGGATGATCTTCTCCAGTTCAGTCATCCTGACGCGGCCCGCGTCAATAGCTTCCTGATTGGTCCGCTGCATATTGGCGAAGGCCTCATCAGAGCGGGCCTGACCGGCACTCCCCTGTCCCAACGTCGGCCACAGGCTATGTAGGACATTGTCGATGCTCGCAAACTGCCCCGCCTTGAAGTCCGCCAGCAGATCATGCCCGGTATGGGTCTTGTACGCCTGGGCCGCCAGCAACAGGTTGCCCTTGACTTGGTTCTCCGGCGTCATTCGCGTGTCGCCATTGAGGAACTGCGGCACGATTGTCTTTGTCCAGGTGTCAACCTCGTCCTGGAAGTACCCGTAGGCCGTCGTCCGATCGCCCGTTGGCCCCCTATCACCTTGCCAACCCAGCACATAAGGGTGGTTGGTGTTGGCTCCTTCCCATGGTTTGCCATTGTAAAGCTCGGTGAACGCGCCGGTGCCCTGGCTTTTGTGCTCTCCCTTGGTGATGTAGTTGGCGAGTGATGCCCAGTCAGCGGCCGTCTCCTTGGGAAAACCAGACCTCACCGCCAGATCGGCCGTGACCGCTCCTGGCCACCCACCCGTTGGCGGCTGCTGCGCACCACTGCTGGGATAAAGCGACGAGGCCGGCGGCTGCACCCCGGGTGCGTCAGTCGAGAAGGTGGCAGGGGCCTGCCCGTGTGGCCGCAGGTTGCTGACATCGTCCTTGTTGGCCGGTGTCTTGCCCTCGGGGTCGGGCCGCTCAACTTCCTTGCCCTCCGCTTCTGGAGGGGGGACTGGCTTGACCGGCACGATGGGCTTGTAGTCGGTAAGCTCCTTTGGCGGCTTGACGGCCGGCAGGCCCGACAGCAGACCGCTCGGCTTCACTTTAGGCGTGTTGCCGTAGATGCCCTCGATGCCACCCAGCGGGTCGGCAAAGAACCCGGTCATGGCTTAGGCCGTCACATTGATCGAAGAGGGGCTGATCTGCGACAGCGCCAGGTTCTTGCTCAGGGCCGCCAAGGCCGTGTTCAACTCGTTGTCCGCCTCAAGCTGCAACTTGGCCACGCCCAGATCGGCCTGGCTGATCGTCTGCGCGGCATTGGTCACAGCGTTGGCCGCATTGGTGACGCCGCCGGCCGCCCCTGTCTCGGTACTCACCGCTTGATTGAGGCCCTGGATACCATTCAAGATAGAGGTTACGCCGGCCAAGGCATTCCCGCTCGCGACACCGGACCCCTGCGCCTCCTGGATGCCCTGGCTCACCAAGCTACTCAAGATGCCCGGTATCTGGGCGATGATGTTCCCGCTCACCGCCCCGACATCGGCACCTTCGGTCGAGGACCCCGACAGCCCTAGGTTTGCATACCTGTTCGTGACGCCTCCCCGGGCCGTGCTAAGTGCGGACCGGATCGAGTCAGCGATACCAGGGGGCAACTGCCCGGTTGTTTCGGCCGACAACAGCGGTATGGCGGCCTGACCCTCCCGTGCCGACAGGTCGCTCTGCTGCTGGATGATCGGCGACGCACTCTGGATCGCCGTCGCCAGTCCGGTCTGCGCGGCTGGTATAAGTTGCTGGGCGGCGGTCTGGAAGCTCTGGTTGGCCGGTCCTTGTGCCGCGAAAGCATTGGCTCCGGCTTGCGTCGGCGCATTGGTCGCCTGCCCCGGTACCACCGGCTTGTTGAGGAAGTTCATCCCCAGCCCGCCAACCAGCCCCGCCAGGCTCAACAGGCCCTGGTTCTCGTTGGCCCAGGCCTTGAGGTTGCCAAACAAACCCTTGTCCGCACCTGCCTCGTCTGCTGTCACACTGCTCGACAAGTCCGTCCCGCTCACAGTTCCCTTGGTTGCTCCCGGGAAGAACTCCCCACCACTCGTGCCTGCGGCACTCGTGGTTGGCGCTGTGCTCGTGGTAGTTGGCGGTGTGGTGGTAGGTGGTGTGACAGCCGCCGTGTTGACCGGACCCGTTGTGGTTGCCGTGGCGGGCGGAGTCGTCGACGGCGGCGCAGCGGTGGTCCCGGCAGTCGATCCCGACACATTGGTGGTGGTGTCCAGCCCACCAATGCTGGGGGCCTGAAGCTCGATGGGAGCGGCACCCGGCGCGGGTGGAGCGGCGGCGGCCCCGCCAGTCACCAGCGAACTAGGAGCCGTCGTCGGCCCCCCTCCAGGCAGTGGAGTCACGCTCCCCACCCCCATTGGCCCGCCGGTCGCCGGATCAATCCTCCCACCTGCATTAGGAGCCTCGCTCAACGAAGGGAAGTCCGCCCTCGGCCCTGCCGGAGCCAGCCCAGTAGGCGCTTGAAGAGGGGGAAGCTCGCCGGCCTGGGCCGTCCCGATGGGGTTGATCGCGCTGAGCAATCCACTTGGCGATGGCAGAGGGATGCCAAAGAGGCTCGGCCCGGCCCCACCTGCCGCCGCCTCGGGGGCCGCTGCTGCGACATTGACATCCGGCAAGGCAATCCCTGCCGCCGTCGCATCTGTCGCCGGCAGGTAACCAAACGCCTGGAGGAACTGTGCCGCCTCAGCCGGGGTAGCAAAGCTGCCCGACGCGAACGCCTCACCTATCAGTTGCGGCGCGAATTGCTCCCCCACCGCCGCTGTCTCGGCCCCCAGCTGACCGGACCCCAGCACCTCCCCCAGTGCCTGCGTCTGACCCAGCTCCCCTGCCCCGCCCGGCTCCTGCAACAAGGTGGCGGCCTTAGCCAGGTTCGGCTGGATTTGGTTGGCGATCTGCTCCGGGCTGTAGGTAAAGCTGGCATCGGGTCCCAAGCCCGCCGCGCCGCCTATGCCACCTTCGACACCACCGAGGGCACCAATGGCGCTCGGTATGGCCCCACCAAGCGCCAGCGCTCCCGCTCCCACACCACCTAGGATGTCTCCCAGTCCGACAGTCGCTCCGAGGACCTCGGGGGCCACCGCGCTGACGGCCACCTCCGGCAGGATAACCTCCGGCAGGATGGCGGCCGAAAAGATGTAGCACCGGAAATGTGCGTCGGGATCAGTCCACGGAAAGCTTTTCATCCGAGGCTTCCCCTATCAAGCGAGTGTAGTTGACTTCACTAATCCTATAGCCCAAAAGCGTGAGGAAGGCATCCGCCGCATTGGCTTCCGTCTTCACCCGGATGTTGATGATCTGCGCGCCGTACCGTTCTACGGCGTAGCGCTCGACAAAACGGATCAGCGTCCGGGCATGTCCACGATACTCGGGCCGCATGTAATAGACAAGTGCACCAAGGGTGACGACCCGCTCTTCCGGTTTCGCTAGACTATTGCGGTGCAAGTCCCGGCCAAGAACACCTATAAAATACCCTGCAAATCCCCCTGCTTCATTACTCGCCACCACCGTCAACAAGCGGCCCGCTGCGGCGAGCATCCGGTACTCTTCATAATGTATACATCGGGTGAAGTGGTCGCGGTAACTGCCGACCTCTTGCCAATGAGCGTCCAGCACTCCCTCGATCTCGGGGAGCGCCTCGTCGAATGTCGTGACCCTACAGCGGATCATCGGGGAAGACATCGACAATCAAGTGCACTCGGCCCTCCGCACCATCATTGCCCGCCGAATGCAAGCTGTGCTTGTCAAAGGCCCCGATCATACCCGCCGGCAGGTGACAGCGCCGCTCTCCCCAGGCGAGCCACGCACCAGGATTGGTCAACAGCGCCAGGTGATAACGTTCCGTCGCCTCGGCATAGACCCCAATATCAATGTGGGGCGTCACCCGGCCACCGGGGGCCAGACGTACCAGCATTGCTCGGCCTGGCCGGCCCTCGGCTCGCAACGCAACAGCTGCAACAGCCTCGGCCAGCACGCCTTGGTAATGTCGTGTGCCTACCACCTCAAGTTGGTGCAGCACATCCCGTGGCCGGTCACCCGGCTGCCGGCGCAGGAAGATCGTCTCGCTGTCTCGGTGCGGCGTGTAAGGCAACCTTTGCCGCCACCGCTCTTCCTGCCACGCCTCCTCTAGCTTGGGCAGCACACCCAGGATCGCCTCAATGTCATAGTTATAACCAAGCATCTCATCCACCGACGAGGACGCCCTGCGCCGCGAACACCTGGTAAACGCTGGTGTGCTCCGAGTAATTGACGCCGACAAAGGCATCGAGGTTTTCTTTGTTGGTGAAGTCGTACTTGGTCAGGTCGTCCCCCGTCAGACCAAAGGCGGCGTTCATCGCGTTGTGTTTCTGCTGGTGATTTATCAACCAGAAGAACGCGTTGTCGAGCGCCGGCAACGGATCAAGCGGGATCGTCGGCTGCGGGAAACCGGCAGCAGCAAGCGCGGCGTCGATGTCGTCATGGTCACGTGCATGGGCGAACGACCACGCCGACAGTTGCTGTGGCGTGTTGCCTGCTGATAAGATGCCCACGAGCGTCATGCTCGTTTCCGCTCTTCATGCAAGCGTCCGCCCTCGGCGATAAACCAAGCGTCGAGCATAGCTTGCCAGACATCAAACGCCATCGTCTCGGGTCCACCCTTGCACATAGTAAGTGCCCGCACAGCAGCCTCGATCATCTCTGGGGTGGGTTCCTCCGGCGGCCACAAGCGCTTCGCCATCTGCTTAGCTCCTACCATTGGTAGCCCCCGGAGGTGATTAGGCCCCGGGGGATAGCCTACGCTCATTCAACCAAAGTGCTGCTGCATGTGCTAGCTCGTTAGCGAGCCTCCGGCGGCTCTCGGCGTAGGACAACCACCGGAGTAAGCAAGCGCACCCGTCGCCAAAGGCAGTAGGCACTCAGCACATGGGATACATGCACTTCGCACCTCGGGTCTGGCGCTCTCGGCGGGACGACGATGCCGCGTAGCCCCACCGGAGCGGAACGGTCCCCAAGCCTCGTTCAGTCCTGGGTCCCAAGCCAACGGTCGGCATACCGTTTGAGGGCGCAATGTGCGTCAACAACTTACAGCTTGTCGAGCAAGTTGGCAAGTTCGTCGCGCCGCTCCCTGATGTAGGTCCGGATCGCTGCCATCTTCTCCAGGTCCTCCCGGATAGCGGCGGCCTCGATCAACACCCGTGCCCACTGCTCGATATGGAAGCGGTGCATCTCTGCCTCGGGCACGGCCGTTTGCTGGAGTTGGGCCGCCCCGTTTGCTTCACATTCTCCCATCAGAAGCCTCCTCCCCGGCTCTCCCCCGAACGGTTGGTGTTGGCCGCCGGCCGCTCGATGGTCTTGGCCCCAACTTGTGTAGTATCCATGCAGCCTCTTCCGAGAAAGCCATTCGCGAAAGGAGACTGCGACCCTTGCTCGTAGGTCTTCCCATTGGGCGTCACATTGCAAACGTGGCCCTGCGGCCAGTCCGCCTCGTCGGGCTTGTTCCATCTCGGCATTACCTTCTCCTCCTAAACAAACTCTTCAACCAATCCCACCAGGATCTCTTATGCGGGGCCAAGACTTTCACCAGGACGGGTGCCCAGCCGGCCAGTATCTCCAGCAGGTCGATGCCCATGATCTGGCCCAGCTCGATCAGCTTGTCGGGGTCGTACCCGGCCTCACGCAGCTTCCACCCCAACTCGATGGGGGTGATGTGGTCAGGGTCGTAGACTTGTATGGCCATCAGGCCATCCCTGTCTTAACGGCCAGCCACTCCGGGACGCGCATCGTGCCGGCCTCATCCCACTCGCACCGGCTCTTAGGTAGCCAGACTGCCCGGCGGCCGTCGGCGAACTTCCAGGCAAGCTCCGTCTCGGCAAGGACCTCGCCGTGGAACTCGTGCATCTCATCATCATCAGAAGGCTGGGGCATCGGGGAGCCACGCAAGAGCCATGTAATTGATATTATTCGCGGCCACCGTCGAGGTCAATGTCCAGCCCAGATAGTGTCCCCAGACGCCTTGTGCATCCTGATATTGGACCGCGAAGCTCCTCCCATACGCACCCGGCGGCGAAGGCATAATGACGCCGGGATTGGGATAGCCGAGGGGGCCGAGGGGCACATCACCGAACTCCGAGTGGATCACCAACTCATAGTTCATCGACTGCTCGGCGGTCAGGTAGAAGCGCATCGCCCGCTTGGCCTTCAGGGCCGACGTAGCCCCGTAAAACTTGCTAATCATGGTCTTGGTCAGTGTCACACTAGGCCTGGAGAACATCTGCCAGATATGTTGGTGGTCGGCCCCATAGCCAATGAACTGGCCGCCGACGCCGACAGTGGCCAGGTACAACATCAGTTGTTCTTGCGTGGCACTAAACCACTTGAACCCATCCCACAGCAACAGCAGGTTCCTTACCAGGTTCTGATAGGGGTCCAATACCTGCATCGATATACAATAACATTTGATACCAAAGAGGTGGACTGTGCAGGCCGTCGGCAGGATGCCCGATTGGTCGGGCAGGTTGTTGAAGAGGTCGTCGAGGTCGGTGCTGATCTTCCTGACACTCGATCCATAGAGGCCATAGATGCCGGTGGGGTTGGCGAAGATGATGGCCTCGCCAAAGTTCTGGATGGTCTGCGGCCAAATGCAGCCTACCTGCGGGTCCACGTTGGTGACGGTGAAGGTAGTGCTGGTCACGCCGGGCGAGGTGCTCGTCGCCCCGACGGTCGAGGTGGTCGGGTTGCTGATGGCATTCACCGAACTATCGCCGAACTCGTAGAGGAAGCCCGATGACTGGGCCAGCCCCAGCAGATGGTAGATCAGGAAGTTGTCGTTGTTCTGGCTTATGATACCCCCAGACGCCGCCGAGAAGTCGGACACGCTGCCGCCGGCCGTCGTATAGCGGAACGTGTTGTTGACCATCCACACCCGGTTCTTGAAGACCTGGATGGCCGCTCCGCTAACCGGGTTGGCCCCGCCTTGCGGCATCAACTCGACGGTCGCCGTCGCCACGTTGGGGTTGCCGCCGACAAAGGTCACCACCGCGTCATGGTAGTCCTGCCCCGGATTAATGACGGTCACGCTGGTGACGACGCCGGCCCCCATGTTGGCCGTCGCCACGGCACCAAAACCAAACCCGAAGGGATCGGTGATCTGCACCGTCGGCGTACTGGTGTAGCCGGCCCCGCCGTCGGTGACGTTTACCGTGTTGATCCCGTTGAGGCTGACTACCGCTATACCTGTGGCCGTGTCGCCGCCGCCGGCCGGAGCACCAATGGTCACTGTTGGCGCACTGGTGTAGCCGACGCCCGGGGTCACTACCGAAATCTGAGTGATGCTGTTGGCGGTGCCGGCGGCCACAGCTGTCGCCCCGCTGCCGCCGCCCCCGGTAAAGGTCACTGTTGGCTGGTTAGTGTAACCTGTGCCGCCGTCTACGATCTGGACGCTAAGCACCCCGCCGCCGCCGATGACGGCATCGCCTGTCGCCAGGCGGTCGGCATTGCCACCGCCGGTTATCAACACTTGCAATGAACCACCGTCATGGGGGCCATACCCGGTCCCAGGATTAGTCAGGGTGATACTCGTCACTGAGCCGTTGACAATCTGCGAGGTGGCCGTCGCCCCTGTCCCACTACCCCCCACGATGGTGACCGTCGGCGGGCTCGTATAGTTCTGCCCCGCCGACGTGACCGTCACCTGTGGGGCAAGAGTCCCTGGCCCATAAAGCACCAACCCGTCCCAGATATGATAGCTGTCAGCGCTGCCGATACACAGATACTTCGCCCCGTAGGTGGCGCTAACAGGGAGGGTCGGGTTCAGGTTGAAGGTGCCCGCCGGCGCAATCTGTTGCTGCGTGCCACCCGGTATCTGCACTTCGACCGCTGAGCCATCGCTGAGGAACACACAGAACAACTCGGTGCCGGCGATGAAATTGGGGGGGCCGAGGACAAAGAACTGATAGGCCGCAATGCTGAGGGGGCTGCTGGTATAAATCGGGGTGCTTGCCGAACTGGCCAGGAAGGCCATCTGCCCGTTGCCGATCCACATGACGTTCTCAAGCCACGCGAAGTCGGCATCGTCGATCGCCGTCGGCGACCCCTTAACCTCCATCCCCTTGAACGGGAACGGGCTGAACAGCTCAAGCTCGCCGGGCAGCCCCGTCGCCAGCCCAGCGCCCCGGGCAGCTTGCTGCCCTTGGGCCACGGCGCGCTACGCTCGCCGTTTGTGGCAATGATGGCGAGCGTAGCGAGCCATCAGGCCATGCCGGCGGAGTTGTAATAATCGGGTATGATGGTCCGACCCGACGCCGTCATCGAGGCGAACCTCATTCGCATCATGTACTGGGCGTCCATCTGCGGCGCTCGCCCTGCCAGGTCAGGCTCACTGAGGCAGGCGATCTCGGCCGCCTTATACGCTACCGCCAAGTCGAAGGGCCTGGGTATGGCGTCGTATATCTCGTTGTTGGCCATGTCCAGGTCGACGGGTGTGCACGTGCAGTCCAGGTCCATCTGGGCGTTCTGGGCTGGGATGGGCCACAGGTAGAAGCTCCCGTTCGTTCCCAGCTGGTAGGGTGACCACACACGGGGGAAGCCCTGAGCAGCGACGTTGTACGACCTGAGGTAGGCTTGGAAGTCGCCCCATGTCATGTACCTCATCATCGGCTTCATCGACCCCCACGACACCGCGCAGTTCCTGATGTTGACGATCTCGTTGAGGCCCGGGCTTGCCGCACTCCCCCTAAGAATGGGATTAAGCGACTGATGCGTGTACACTTCCTGCCCGAAGATGGCCTGAGCGAAGGGCATCAGCGTAAAGGTGGCCGTCGCCCCCGTACCGCCTCCCCCCACAAAGTTGATGGCCGGCGTCGAGAAGGTTGAGTAACCGTCGCCCGGCGTGATCAACTGTATAAAGGTGACTTGGCCACCACCAATGAATGCCTGGGCCGTCGCGGCCGTGCCCAACTGTGGGGGCGAGATCACAACCTGTGGCACACTTGTGTACCCGGAGCCGCCGTTGACCATGGTGAGATCCCCAATCCCTGCCGTGCTAGGGACCAATCCTCTACAGCACTCACCTTCAAGGGCGACAAAGACCCGCGCCTCGTTGACATACTGGACCAGATCGTCGATGTTGAAGCGCTGAAAGGTCTGATCGGTCAGCACCCTCTGGACCCGTTGGAGATACTCGGCCAGCTGCATTAGCCACCGCCCTGTCCACCACCTTGCCCTTGAGCAGGCGGCCCCGCCCCAGCACCCCTCTGAGGCGGGGCCATCCCTGGTAGGCGACGCGCACTCAGTCCACCAGGGAAGGCATTCTGCTCCGGTAGCGGCGTCACGATGCCGCGTGCCCGGGTCATGAACAGCTCATAGACTTGAAGGGCCTGCTGGGCCAGCTCGTTGAGCCGGGCATCCATGAAGCCCAAATAGAGCGCATAAAGAGGCACTGCGTCAGTGAAGGGTCCCGGTATCGCCTCCGGATCTGCTTCCACTTCCAGGTTCTCCGGCCCCCAGGTGCCATCCACCAGCAGCAGGTAGACAGCATTCGGCGGGTTGATAAAGAAGCTACCGGCAGCCACGACACCCCCTGAAACACCGCCCTGCGGCAAGGTGGGTTGCCCCATCATAAAGGGTGCCCAGACCCGTGGCGGCCCCGGCGCTCTCTGTGCCATCCCCAATTCATAGAAGTTGAACCAGTCCCAGTTCCGCTTGACCAGCGTGACCTGGGGTGTCCGGCCACTGGTTAACACCAGTCCCGGATCATACTGGATCGACCTGGGTGTAATCAGGTTGGCGATGCCCACCGGCACCATCGGCACCGTGACACTACTATTCGAGTAGGATGTCTGGCTAGGGACCGTCGGGATCGCGCCGATGCCCCGGATGCTCTCGCTCTCCAGGGCAACCTGCTGCCGTGCCTCGTTGATGAAGCCGGTCAGGACCGACTGCGGATACGCAAGTCCAGCCTGATCGTGCAGGAGTATTTGCAGCGCATTAAGGTAGGCATTGAGGGCCACGGCTCGCCATCAACTGTAGGTGCCCACGCCGGTGCTAATCAGGTTTGCTGTCGTCGGCGATATGATCTGCACGACGAAGTCCCGGGTCGTGTTGTTGGCTATGGTGAGCAGTCCTCCGGTAAAGGTCCAGCCGCCACCCGCCGGCAGCACCACCGTAATGATCTGCCCGGAACCAGCATTCACGATCCGCAGCCGATACCACCAGCCGACGATGTCCTGCTGGGCAAAGGGTGCCCCCTGCGCCGCCACGATGGCGGCCACCGTCGGCAGGGTGTAGTTGACGCCGCCGACCTGCGCGCCATTCAAGATTATGGTGACATGACTCGACCCACCCGTCGGCACCCCGGTGAGGTCCTGGGGGGAGCCGAGGATGTTGCCCACCGTGCTATTGGTGCTGACCTCGGCGAACGGCCCAAAGAAGGGGCCGGTGAAGACCCCTTCGGTAAAGGCCAGCGTCCCACTGATCCCAGGCGTTCTCATCGGATCAACCCGTCATGGACTGAATGTAGATGATGTCGAGGTTGCCGCCGACGGTCGCCGCGACAGTCGCGCCGGTCGTCTCTGTGCCGGACCCCGACAGGATCGCCAGGTTGGGGATGGCCGAGAAGCCAATGCCCCAGTCCTCAACGGCGAGCGGCGGCGTCGTGCCGCTTGGCACGATAGCTCCGCCCGACAGTGCCGGCACGATCTTCGCCTGCCGGGGTAGGATCAGACCCGCTTCGATGCTCGGGTTCACATGGATTGGCGTGGCAGCCACGATGCCGCCGGTGGAGATAAGGGCAGTGCCCGCCGGGACGCCGGTGCCACCAGACGATACAGTGTAGCCGGTGACGGAGAAGTTCATCACCGCCGTGGCCGCAGCCGCCGTGCCGCCACCACCGGCAAACGCCAACGTCGGCACCGCCGTTTGGGGCAGGCCCGGGTTGGTCATGACGACGGCCGCAATCGTCCCGGCACCTGTCAGGCTCAACGTCATCGAGTTGGGGGTGTTCTGGACACTCGCACCGGCCCCATTGATGGCCGATCCGGTATCGTTGGGATCGGTCACGAACGTAGCCAGCGGAGGACTCGTGTAGCCGGCACCTTGGTTGTCCACCACGATAGTATTGACCGCGCCTCCCGACAACGTCGTGTGGGCAGTCGCTTGAACTCCACCAGGTGGAGGGGCACTGACCAACAACCTCGGAGGAATGGTGTAGCCGGAGCCTGGGTTCGCCGGAAGTGTCTGCGAGGTGTTCACCAAGCCGCCGACAATCGCGCTGAACTGTGCGCCGCCGGCACTCGCCGTCACCAGTGGCGCACTCGTATAGCCGGAGCCGGCCGCCGTCAACAACGCTCCCAGCACACACCCGCTGAGGTTGGCGATCCGCAGGTTGACGCCGTCGCTCTCGACGTAGATCCAGCCGTTCCAGGGCCGGGGACAGGTCTTCCACTCTCCGGTCGGCCCAGCGTTCGACGCGGTGTTCACATTCCACACCGGGTCGAAATACTGGAGGAAGCTGTACTGGCCCAGGTGAACAGCGTTGGCACCCGCCGGCAGAACCCGCGATGCCCCAGCAGCGAGGCTCTCGGTGTTGGTGGTCGCCTTGCCGAGGGTGAGGGGAAGCCCGGTGCCGCGAATAGTAGGCATTCAAGTTGCTCCCTTAGAACG